TCATTATAACCAAGGTAATCATTATGAATAACTCCATCGAAATCAATGGCTATTACCTTCTTTGATTTTTCAAGGAATTTATTAAACGTATCTTGATTCATAATCTTTCTTTTAAATTTTGAGAACGGGAGTAATATGAATCTGAAATTTCTTTGTATTTTTTATATTTATAATCTAACCAAATAGTTTCAAATTCAATTGCGGATGTTATACTATTATTTAGTTTAGAAATATCATCAACTTTTATAATTACATTTCTAGTTTCTACATAATCAATTAAATTTTCATTTTTTAATTTAGAAATAAACTCTACACTTTTTGGTGATAAGTTTCCACCCATTAAAGTTTCTAATCCATATGATTTTGCCTTCTTCATTAATTCGTATGTTTTTTCAAATATAAAATCAGAATTAACAAATGATTTATCATAACCATATGATTTTACCAAATCAGACCTACCAACAACAACACCAGATAACATTTTAGCAGATGGAGAATCTAAAATTTTATCAATATTTTTATAAGCGGTTTTACTTTCTATATTAACATAAAATTTAATATCTGATATATGTGATACTGATTCTATGAATTTTTGTAATGCAAACTCAGTTTCTATCATTGGAGCAACAATACCATCAACCTCCATATACCTACATTTATGTATATCAGATTTAGCTTCACATCCACCAATTTTTACACTAAATTTTAAGTTATTAAGTTTTGTAAGTTTTCTGAGTGTTTTTATATCTTCTAATAAAGCACCTTCATCTTCGAATGATTGTTTTATACCAACCAACCCATCAATGGTAAAATTTTTTAATTTTTCGTATAACTTATTCATATTATTACACATTTAGAATTTGTTCCATTACATCATTAATAAACACCCTATCATCGTTTAAGTAAACCTCTTTACTGTCAAAATTTTCAAATTCTGCTATACTCATGAATATATTAATTTAACATTGCTAACACCGCTTAATTTTTCTACAATATTTTCATTATTAGTATAAAAAGTAAAGCAGATGTCTGGGTTGGTTATTACTTTGTTGTAAATAACGTCTAAAGATTTTTGAGGGTGGTGGAAGTCAAAACCGTTTTCTAATTTAGAATGGTTATTACTGAGGTATTTTTGTTGTATGCTTTTACTATTAGCACTATTAGTTAAATTATATTTAAAATCAAAAAAATAAAGTGATTTGCCTTTTTGAAATAAATCTAAACCGGCAACTACAAAGTGTTTTGGCTTCCTATTCACAATATCTACAAAGCCATTTATCCCGGTTGAACCATTAAACCCTCCTGCTGCATGGGGGTTAATAAATTTTTTTGTTTTATAAGGGCCGAGTGACTTAAAGTTTCCCCCTACACCAATTACTTCTTTTATCTTTAGGTTGTCAATTTTTTCTTTTAGAGTGCTGTTCAATTCATTATAACAGCTATCGTTTCTTAGATACATTATATCCACTTTGTGGGGTATGTTTAAAGTACCGTTCTCAAATATAGGTATATTAGCCCATGCTATTACATCAGCCGTGTCGAATTCATCTTGAGTAATATACCTAGCTCCAGGTCCTTTACATATTAGAAGGTATTTCACTGTAGTAATTTTTTAATTTTATTAGCTGTTGTCCCATCTCCGTAAGGACATTTAACATCAATATAGTAATTATCTTTTAGATTATCAAATAATTCTTTTAACTGTTCAGGGTAGTGGCATAAGTGCAAGTGACCTGTTTCAATACCTTCTGGACGTTCAGTAACATCTCTACAGACGATTACCTTTTTATTAAAGAATGATCCTTCTTCTTGTAAACCTCCACTATCAGTTATAATTAGTCTAGATTTAATCATTATATTTAGTAACTCATTATGGGGTAATGAAGGAACAATATTAACATGAGTTAAAAGATCTTTGTGTTTACGTACTTCTGGATGGTGATGGAGAGGAATAATAAATTCTAACTCAGGATTATCAATAGCTAATTGATTCACTTCAGTGAACCATTTATCCATCCACCCATGGTTTTCCCATCTGTGTAAAGTAACTAATACTTTATTACCGTATGATGTTTTATCTTTGAGTGGCAAAAGATTATCTAATACTGAGTTACCAACAATATAAGTTTTTCCTAATATATTTTCATCTTTAAGGTTTTTAGCTGATAGTTCTGTAGGGGAAAAGTTTATATCTGCTATCCTAGAGATCATTTGCCTATAACCTTCTTCTGGGTATGGTTGTTTTAGATCATAGGAACGAAGACCTGCTTCTATATGAACTATCCTCTTCTTTCTACTAAATGCAGCTAATGCACATGCAAGTGCTGAGACTGTATCTCCATGCACAGCAACTGTATCAAAATCTCCTTCTGGGAATTGTAAAAGGCAGTCGCTTATAATTTGGTCTAGTCTATTTATTTTATTATCAATATCAATTCGATAGTCTACTCTAACATCTTTAAGTAAGTCTTTATGTTGTCCAGTAAATAGTAGTTGGTAGTTATCTAAAACTTCGGTTAATGGTTTTACTTTTAACCATTCTGGTCTAGTCCCAAAACATATTAATATTTTCTTAGAGTGTATCATAATAATTATTTTGTCTTTCTTGTCTTTCAATAGTTTTAGGATGTTGTAAAGCTAAATCATGAAAAGCAGGAAGTGGAGCATATGTTTTAAAACCTTCTAATTTTTCATGTACTTTATTTATCCACTTAATTTCTGGTTTGTTTTTCCAAATTCTCCATTGGTAATCAGGCCAGTTAACTCTTCCTTCATCATCAATATTCCATCTCCACTTAGTAATATGTTCTTGGGTTAAACCTGTTACTGTATTTACTCTAGGGACTAAAAATACTTCATTATCAGGATTACTTTCTAATATTGTAGGTAAATTACCTATTAATACTTCTGTAATCATTTCATCAGCATCTATTTGGAAAATATAATCTCCATCGCAATATTCTGTTAATTTATTTTTCCAATCTGCAAAATGACCATCGAAATCTAATCCTCTCCAAAATTGAAAGTTAGGGTATTTACTTTGTTTAGCAAGCCATTTTGCTACTTCTTCGTTGCCATTCTTTTGATCATACAGAACTACGATTTCGTCTTGCTGTCTTTTATTTTCCCTTAAAAAATTAACAAGTCTTTGTATCTCTACAAATTCATTACAAACCGTTATTGCATAAGAAATCTTCATATCTATTCAGGTAATACTCCAATATACGATAATGCTTCTATAAAATCACGTTCTTCAAAATGTTTTATAGTAGACATATCTGTTTTATATCCTTTTTCTTTATCAGGGAATGATTTAACTCCTGCCCATTTCCATTCATTTCTATTAGAACCATTAGCAAATACCATACCTTTTTCTTTGATATTTATAGTAGTAGGCATCCATATTTTACCTGTTTCTTCTTCTTCATCCATTAACACTTTATACAGTTCAGGAAGTAGTTCAAACTGTTCATTAAAAAACTCATTTCCTTTCTTCATTAAAGAATTAGATTGAAAACCACAACCATAACATAATTCAATAGAAATATCTTTAGTTACTTCTTGTTTGTAGCAAGCATCTGAACCACAACGGGTGCATTCTTTTAATTCATCAAAATTCATATTATTTTATTTTTTATTTTTAATAACCCCTATTTGATATCCTTGCATAACCGCTTGATAATCTTGGTCATACATTGTAAAAAACATTCTAATCCCAAGTTCAGGAGAATTAATTATGTGGGGTTGATTTGGGTCTTTCCACATAAAGTCATCAAATATAATTAATCCCCCAGGGTTTAACATTTTATGGGCGTAATACGCATCTACAAATGTATCATCCGCTCTATGAGAAGCATCTATGTATATAAAATCATACTTTTTATCTTGTTGAACTAAATCTGGTAGTATGTTTTGTGAAAATCCCCTATTAATATTAAAATTAATTTGAGGGTGGAAAGAAATATTATGAGTAAAATTTTTATATATAAAGTCATCTTTTCCTAATCGTTTAGCAGTACCTGTCATTCCGGATTCTTCTAGAGTACCTCCGAATGTATCTACTATATCATAATTAACATTTTCTTCTAATACATTTTCACATAAAAAGATAGTTGCTCTTCCTTCATAACATCCAATTTCTAAAACATTCTTAATAGGGGGATTATTAGTTTTATATTGCTTAAAAAGATTTTCCCAATTTGGAATCATGGGATCAAACCATTTTTCCGTAAACTTATATTTTTTAGGATAGGTAAACATTATTTTATTTTTTGTAATTTAGGTAAATTTAATTTAGGTAAATTTAAATCTAATTGTTTAGGGAATTCTGGTATATTGGCTTCTAAAATATTATTAACCAGCTCTTTCATTTTATCCCAACTAAAATTAGATTTAGAATATTTAGCTTGTTGATTTGATTTTAATTTATATTTTTTATAATCCCCAAATATTTTTTGGAGAGAGTTCCCAACATGAGGAGTACTTACTGAAAACCATTTAGAATCTTCAATTAACCAATTATTAGCTGCACTTTTATGTACATTTTCTAATTGTCCTGGGAGTAGTGTAGTAAAATTTTTATTTAGAAAATCTTTATGGCCTGAAAAATCAGTAGCTATTACAGGTTTACCTGTTAAACTAAATTCTAACAAAGGTCTTCCAAATCCTTCACCTTTAGTTAAACTAATCATAGCCTTTACTTTAGAATGGTTGTATAATTCATTCATTTCTTTATCATTAAATTCTCCATTAAGAACATATATATTAGGTAAATCATTAGAGGTTATTGTATTCCTAATTTTTTTAATTCTATCTAAAATTTCATCTCTACTTATATAAGAATTTACCCCAACAGAAGTTTTTAAAATCAACCCAGGTTTTCTTTTTTTATTTTTAAAAGTTTCAAAAAAAGCTTTTACTAATAAACCTACATTTTTTCTATCTTGCCCTAATTGTCCTTGCATCCAATGACCTACAAATAAATAATTAAAATTTTCTTTTACATTACTTAAATCTAGACTATTATTACCTTTTAAAGGTTTATAGATATTCAAATCTACTCCTTCAAAAACAACATGCATAGGTTTTAATAATTTAACTTGACCTATTAATTGATTAGTATCTTTATTTCTTTTTTCAAATGTTAAATTTTTAAAAACTTCTTTAGTATGTTTAGAAGAACCCCAATTCATATCCATTCTATTTAAACCTTCAATCCATTCAGGCTTACATGAATTAGATTCAATCCCTGCGGTACATCCAATATTATATTTTCCAACTGGTTGGAACTCATTAGGAATTGTTATTTGCATCCAAATTTCGGGTTGGGTTTTCTGCCAATCTTGAGGGGCAACATAATTTAGTAGAAATTTCCATTCATTATGTGCTTCACAAAACCCCCACGAAGTTGACCCCCATCTTTGAGGTAAAAGTTGAACATTATATTTATCTAATTCTATGATAGCTTTAACTATATCTCTTGATCTAGCCCCATATCCTGAAAAGGTATCAAAGGGACAACTTATAACAAATCTTGGTTTACTCATTAATATATAATTTTATGGTTTAAAAATTTACCTTTATATTCAGTAGCATTTGTAATTTCATATTTTTCTCTTGGTTTCCAGGTATTAAATAATTCATCAAAAGCTTCTATTACTTTTTGAGCTTGATGTTGAACTGTAAATCCTGCTTCATCACTTAAAGCCCATTTCCTACCAGCTAATCCTCTTTTTTGTCTTTCTTCTGGGGATAGATTATATACTTCTTTTATTCTCTCCGCAGCATCTTCCCATTTACATCTATCATCATATATGTAAGGAGTTTGTGGAGATCCTTGAATTGAACGGGATGTAGGATAAACAGGAAATGCCCATTCACCATGTTCTTTATAAGTACCTCTATGGTTTGATGGTATTTCAGGTGATGGTGTAAACCATTTTCCTTTATCATCTACAAATCTCATTTGATCTTGCATTCCACCTGTAACATTAGCAATAATAGGAGTACCTGATAAAATAGCTTCGGTAATACTTAAACCCCAACCTTCATTTGAAGTTAATAGGATTTGTACATCAGCCATATTATAAAAGTAATTTAATTGGGTTTGGGTAAGTTTTGATGTTGAAAATAGAACACATTTATTATATTTTTCCCCAAATAAATATTCTTGGACTGCCTCTAAATCAGTACCAGGATCAGTTATTAGTTCTGTATGAAGAATAAATCTACACTGAAGTGCTTCTTTTAAAGGGAGAGAATCTAAAAATGATCTATATGCTAATAAAGCATCAGGGATTTGTTTTCTTCTAATGTTTCTAGAATTAAAAAATATTGTGAATTTTATTTTTTCATCTCCAAATACTTGCTTTTTAAAATCTAAGTATTTTTTATCTGTTTTATCTAAAGGATAGTAAATATCGCTATTTAATCCATGAGGAACATACCTAAATAATTTATTTTTTTCCTTCCCCTTTAATACTAATTTATTAATATTTACAGTTTGTTTAGAAATACCCATCAATAAATCACATGCTTCATAGTAAGGTCTATTGTACATTGGGGCCGGATAATCATCCCATATATTTAAATAAGTAATAGGAATACTTTTTCTAATTTCATTCTCCATATTAAATACCCAAGTAAAATATCTTGGATCCGTAAAAAGCATTATAGCATCTGGATTTTCAGTTTTTATTACTTTTCTTAAAATATCTGGGCTTCCATATCCATCTTGTGGGTATAATCTAACAGAAGAATCTTTTATTCCTAATAATTTATTAGTATCTTCACTAACATCTAACACTTTCCCTTTATCCGGGTGTTTAATTGCCCCTGCCATTTGAACCCAATTAAAATGATGGGCAGTATGTAATACAATTTCTTTAGCTACAGTAGCTACTCCAGAATGTACTCTAATATCGTCACAGATTAATAAAATTTTCTTCCTTTTATCTTTAGGAAGATATTCAAAACTTTTATTCATTTAATTTACAATTTATAGTTCGAGATTAGTTTGATTAGTAATTGCTTTACGAAATTCTTCATCTGTAAGATACAAATAAATAGCTCGATCGGCAAGTTTTTGGAAACTGAATTTTCTTTTGACACATTCAATTTTAAAGTTCTCGAATAAATCGCTTTTGATTTTTACACTAGTAAGTGTCATATCTTTTTTTGCGCTCATAGTCTTTATTTTTATAACATTATTTTAGTATACATATATTGGGATATCAGTAGATTATACCTTCTCCACAAGTTTCTTTATCTTCTTTAAAGGGACAAAACATACAATTCCATTTGGAAACAGATTTAGGGTATTCTATATCCTTAATATCTCCATTAGAATTAAAACATTCATTTATAAAATTATTTATAGCTTTTTTAGCTCTTCCTAATTTAATTTTTCCACTAGGTGGTGTAAATGTTTGTACTCTATATGCTTGATGAGGTGACATTATATTTTCATCATCCCAATCCATTACTTTTCTTTTAACAATAAAAAATTCAATATCAATGTTACTTAAAGGTACTCCATATTGCTCACTAAAGAACTGTTTATACAAAAGTAATTGGTATTGTTTATCTTCATTCTTTTTATCTTGGTCTCTCCACCCTCGGGTACTTGTTTTAATATCAATTATTTTGAATGTCTCTGTTGGTTCATGATACATGACAACATCTAAGAAACCCGCGTATAATATGTTGTTATGCATTTTATTTGGTGCTATTACTAATGGTATTTCGCAACCAACTAAATGCCAACCCCTTTTTGAAAAATATTTAGACCTTTTTTTCCTAAACCAGTTTAAAATACCAACTCCATCCTCAAAAAATTCTCTCATTTCTTCAGCTGAGGAGAAATGTTCGTTATTATTTTTCTTATATTGGGATTGGTATTCATTAATAAAGTTAGCTTGGAAATTATCTTCTAGATTAATTTGGTCTGCAGCTGTACCTGATATATTATACATAACACTTAAGTATTCTTGCATAGTTTCATGTATAGCGGTCCCAAATACAGTATGGATAGATGAGGTAAATCTCCTTATTTTATCCTTGTATTGTAGTTTCCATCTATGAGGACATTGTCTAAATATGGACATCTGAGAATATGAGATATTCTTTTGATATGCATAATTAACCTCACTGGGTGGATTATTGCGGATTTCTTTTACTATTTTAGGTGTTTTTTTAGCCAAAATTTATTTTTTCCAACGATTTCTTCCAACTAACATCCCTATAATACCATAATTGGCAATATCAATAAATGTGTCTTCCATACCTTCGCCTTTAACATAATTTTTTCCACTTACCACTAAATTTCTTAAACGGTTAATTTTATCAGTTAATCTAATAGTTAACCCGGTTAGTGAAAACTTCTTGTCATCGCTGTTATTAACAATATCCCCGCCTAATGTAACATTATTTAAACCATAGTCTAGCATTTTTGCGGCAAATAACTCATATTGTTCTTTTTGAATTTTTTTAAATTCTTTAGATAATTTAGGATACTTAGTCTCAAAAGGAGTAATTATATCATTAACTACATTAATACCTGTTCCAACCATAATTTCTACATTAGTACCCCTTTTTGCGTTCATAATTTCTCTATCGCTCATATTTTTTTTATATTGTTGGTGGGCAAGAGCAGAAGAAAATATTTCTTCGTCTTCTAAATCTTCATAATATTTTTTAACGGTATCACCCATTAATTTGTTCTTGTGGTTCGTTAAAATATCTTACTAAAGTTGATAATCTATCATCAGCATCAACTAACATTATAAGGGCTTCTTCAGCATTCTTATAAAAATCTTCAGTTGAATGATCTCCAATGCCTACTGCTTTATTACCTAATAATTCAAGTGATAATAATGCTTTTGCTTTATCTGCTTCTGCAGATGTTTTTAGCATAGTGTATAATTCTTTTGTCATTTTAATAATGGTTTTATTTCTTTTTTATCTAATCCCCTATTCGTTAATATACGACCAATTTGTGTGGTATCCAAGATAGATATGTATTCTTTTGCTTCTTTACTTGAACA